ACGGGCTTCGTTAATCATCGAAGCAGAGGCTATCCAGAGGCTTGCAGAGAAGAACCTAGACAAGCCATTCTATCACTTGTATAACCTCGACTTCCGTGGTCGTATCTATCCTAACACAGCCTTCCTACACGAGCAGTCTAGTGACAATGCAAAGGGTATCCTAATGCTAGACGAGGCAGTGCCTCTTGGGGAGAACGGTTACTACTGGCTGTGTGTTCACACTGCTAACGTTTGGGGTAATGACAAGGTTAGCCTTGATGACCGTGCTCAGTGGGTTCTAGATAACTTTGACGACATGATGTCTTATGTTAACAACCCTATGAAAAATACTGGTTGGATGAAAGCTGACAAACCGTTTAGCTTCCTTTCTGCTTGTCATGAGCATAGTATGGTCTCTAACTGGAATGGAGATGGTAACGAACCAGAAGACTTCCCAAGCTGTTTACCAGTATATATCGATGGCTCTAATAACGGTGTTCAACACCTTGTAGCTATGTCTCAAGATGATGAGGTTGCTCCTTTAGTTAACTTGGTTCCTCAAGACCTTCCTGGCGATGTTTACATGTTTATCGCAGAAAAGACTTGGGAAAGCCTTGAAAACAAAAAGAGCAAGCTAGAGCCAGAAACTATTAACAAGTTCAATGATGTGTTTCAAACAGCAACAAAGCTTCAAAAGGAATATCAAGAAGCCCCAGACAAGTCCGAAAGAAAGGCTTTAGCGTTTCAAGCAGCTCAGACTTGGCGTAATCAAAACAGAGGCTTGCGAGAGAAACTCTTTCCTGTTTACTGGACAAACATTCAGGACAAGAAAATCCAGCGTAAGACTGTGAAGCGTAACGTTATGACACTAGGGTACGGCGGTACTGCCTACGGTATGGGCCAACAGGTGATAGAGGACACAAGGGATATCTCCCCTTATCTAAGGGACAAAGAGCATCTCTGGGGTGCCCTCCTGGGCTCCCTCGTGTATCAAACTTGCTATGAGGAGCTAAAGGGCCCCGCTCGTATGCTGAGACTGTTCCAAACTCTTGCTGAGAGAGCCAACGAAAAGAAAGTATACTTGACTTGGGTTTCGCCTGTGACTAACTTCCCTGTGTTTCAGGCTTATCGAAAACCAACGACTAAGAGAACCGAGTTAAAATACGGTGAAGAGCTTCTCAAAGTTCAACTACAGGTTTGGGAAGAAACTACCCTTAATGAAAGTAAACAGAAGACAGGCGCTGCACCAAACATAGTGCACAGTCTAGACGCTGTTCACCTAACAATGTGTATCCACGATGCGGACTACACTACAACCGTTGTCCATGACTCTTTTGGTTGTCATGCTGGTAATATGAATCACATGTTCTTGCACGTTAGGCAGAAGTTTGTTGAGTTATACCAAGCAGAACCTCTGGAAGACATCCTAAGACAACTAGACGCTCTCGACTTATCTCCTCAGAAAGGAACACTAAATGTCGAATCTGTACTCCAATCCGACTTCGCTTTTGCGTAAGACTATCAAGATCAAGTTTGAAGATCTAGAAGAACTTGCTTATGTCCAAGCAGTAGATTCGGGAGGTGAATACCTTGAAGTAATTGTAAACCCAGATCAAACAGATGAAGAGTTCTACGCAGAGCTGTATCTGGAGGATGAGGGCAAAGACTGGGATCTCGTTGAAATCCTTGACTAAATAATACCTGACGCTAAAGAACAATAATGTTCCTTATCGAAATACTAGAAACAAACCAAGAGGAAATCTATAATGGCTATCGTAAAAAATGTTGAACTGTGGTGGGTAAAAGTTGATGCAGAGCGTCCTGTAAAGAACGTGGATCCTAGCAAGCCAGACTACTGGGAAGTACAGCTTCGTACCACTGATAAGGCCGCAGCAGCAGCTTATGCCAAAGAAAGCATTAACTTCAAACCGCTAAAGCGCATTGTTAAAGATGCTAGTGGCCAACCGATGTTGGATGACTTTAACGAGAAAGTTCGTGAAGTTGTTAAGTGTGAGAAAACAGGTAAACCTTACTTCTCTGTTAATGTTCGTAAGAAAGTAACTAAGGCGGATGGGTCTGCACAAAACCCTGTACAACTAGTTGGTGGTGATCTTACACCAATCAACGCAAAAGAAGTTGGTAACGGTTCTATTGCTAACGTTCGTTTGTTCCAGTATGACTACACTTACCAAGGTAAAGAAGGTCGTGCAAACATGTTGATGGCTATTCAGGTGACTAACCTCCTGAAGTATGAGCAAAAGCCACAAGAGGACGCCTTTGAGATGACTGAGATGAAGGTTATTACAATTGGTGATAACCAAGTTAGCGACTCCCTGGACGACAACGACGATCTAGACTTTTAATAGAAACACCTAAGCATGTGTATAAACTGCTTTTATTATCAAATACGGCAACCAAGAGGTAACACTATGACAAACTTTAATAAGATTTACACGAAAAACCGCCGTACAGATGGCAAACTCATCAAGTACACTATCTACAATGCTTCAAAAAACAACAAAGTATTGTTTCGGGGTGAGAGCCACATACTGACTAGAGAAAACATTATTGCATGTAAGCGTGAGGAGATTACAGCAGGGTTATCAGAGGACTACCCTCTAACTAAGGCAACAAGCTGGATGTTAGAAATCGCAATAGCAAAGGCTAACAACGAAGTAATCAAAGTTCGATTTGAAGAAGAGGAGTTGTTTTAATGAAAATTGCAGAGTTAGGATTCTTTCACACTCCTGCCGACTGGGACGAACTCCATGCATGGCTTGATAACTTAGATAGTTCAGAAAAAGCAATGGCTGGTATCGCTGCTGTAATGGCTTGGAACTTGGCAGCAAGCATCACAAATAAGAAGGAAGAAGTATGAACTTACTACGAGGTGTATACCTGGCTGGCCCGATGGCTGGCTTCACTGGTAAAGAAATGAAAGGTTGGCGGGACGTTGCCACAGAACAACTAGAGGCAGCTGATGTTCCCTGCCTTGACCCTACTCGCCGTATTAGCTTCCATGAGCAGAGCTTGGATGACAACGGGCTATCAGACAACATAGCTAACCGCATCTTCCGTCAAGACCTTCGTGACATTGCTCGTTGTGAAGTACTCTTGACAGACATGCGAGACCACCCTCACGCTAAAGCACAAGGAACAGCGGCAGAGGTTATGTTCTCACACATGAAGAATAAAATCATCATCATGTTCAAGAACCCAGAAGACAAGTTAAACCCGTTTATGACAGCTATGGCTACTGAAGTGCACGATTCTCTTCAAGACGCTATTGACGCTGCTATCGACTATTCTTTATAAGGAGTACTACAAATGAGATATAAAGGCTTAGAAATTCTTCGGTTCTTTATGATGGACCGAGACAACTTAGACGACCCTCAAGAGATGCTTAACGACCCCTTATTTTACCAACCAGAAGGAGAACCTCATCTTTATATGTCAGCACATTCTATGAGAGACATGATAAACATTGTTGAGTGCATATCTGGACGTATTGGAGGTTACTCTAACCGAATCGTTTGGTATGTGGAGTTATTTCCCCTTACAGGGCAGCTAGTTGAGGTTCTAAACTATAACGACATAGATGATTAAACAAAAGGAGGGCGACTAATGTCTAAACTACTATCTGAAAGAGAACTACTTGGGCTTACTCTTGAGACTATTCTTGGTTGGGCCAAGGAAGAAATAGAACTAAACGATGGGGTCGAGGAAGACCTTGAGTGGCGCTACGCAGAGATCGTAGACAGCTACTTAGAAAACCTAGAAGCAAAATTGCAAGGAAAATAAAGATCAGCGTATTTGGAATGAAGTAGCAGGAGGCTAACATGCAACAACGTGAAACTTACTATGAAGTTTGGTTAGGGAATCAGCTTGACTTCAGCAGCCCCTCCTTGAAAGTTTGTTTAGACTCAGCTAGAAATGCTCGAAGCAGGGATTACGTAAAAGTATACAAAGTAACCCTATTGGAAGAAGAAGTGGAATACTAAATGAAAGTAGCAGTTTACTGGAACCTACACAAGAAAATCTTCTCAATTCAGTCCCGTGAGACGAGTGATTACGGAAAAGTTATCGCTCATAAAGACTCAGTAGTAGTAGCCCTACCTAAGTTTGTCGTAAGGCAAGCAGGACGAGACCAGGTTTTACAAGACAAAAAGAAAAATGTTCATGCCTTCGTGGTGGGGCATTTAACAGAGGCAAGGTTTCTTTCTTCTGGCAACCCTTTCCTTGTCTCTTATAATCCCTACAAAAACAACAGCTTTGTGTTAGCTGACACTAAAGAAGAGATCCTCTCTGCAGCAGTAGCTGTTTTGAGTATGCAAGGAAGACACCCAATTATAGAGGCGTATGTATAATGTTAAAACTAAAAGGTTTGAAGTTAGATGATCTGTTTGAAGAGCGAACCGCTATACTAGAGTATGATGCTGGTTTTAGTCGTTATGATGCTGAACAAAAGGCAGCTCAGGCGATGGGATTCGCTAACAAGGCAGAACTTAAAATGAAAGTACAGGAGCTTAAGGCAGGAGAATACAATGACGCCAACATATAAGGTTTTTGACAAGACAGGAGAAGTAACTCTTATAACAGATAGTTTTCAGGGTGCAATAGACATGTGGAGTAGTTTACCCCCAGGCTCTATGATCTATGCTGTTGCAGGTAAGAAGGCAGAGTATCTGAAATCAAGAGAATCAATTAAACAATGGGCGGACTGGCTAATGCTAAACAACTACAACCGAGTGGAGCGTCGTATTATGAATGAACTTATGCAGCAAGAGGAAGATGGTATGAAGATTGTTGAACCAGAAACAGGTAACTTTGGCTATATGGAGTACCTTGCTAAAGAAGACAGCTTCCGTGATGAAATACCTGCCTTAATGGGTAAGGTGTTTGGTGGGGATAAGGCAGCACCAGACTTCCACGGGGACTTCGCTGCAATGGATAAGTGTACTCAAGATCAGATTATCAACCCAAAGCATTATAAAGACATATTGCCAGGATATGAGTATATGCAGATGATGGAGCATATACTTGGCAGTGAGGGGGTTAAGGCGCATCTCAAGGGCCAGATCTGGAAGTATCTGTGCCGTCTAGGGTCGAAGGATTCGGAGACACAAGAACTTGGAAAGATAATTTGGTATTCAGAGTATTTAAAAGATTACTTGGAAAGGGAAGCAAATGGGCAGACACCATATAATCCCGAAACACCTAGGGGGTGAGGCATCTGAAGTTACTGGAATTCCAAGAAGTACAATACAGAGTAGAATCAGACGAAAAAGGATATATCAACGATGACTACTTATACTCATGATTACGATATTGTGTTTTCAGTCAAAGGATCAACTGACTGCGATGCAAAAGATGTTACGCCTGAGATGATAAGGGAAGCACTGCTGGAGCGTATAGCAAAGCTCCAATTCCAAGATTGGAGAGCGGGTTGCGAACTACTAGGCTCTTATGACGAGGAAGATTACACTGACGTAGGTGGTCGAGAAGAAGTATGGCCTGATTTTGTGAATGGAGATCTAGTATGATTAGCCAAGAAGATATTGATGCGTTTAAGGAGAACGAGTTAGTGAGAGTTAAATACCTTATACTTAAAGATGACGGCTACGATGGTTGGAATATTCACTACTGTGACAGCAAGGAAGAGCTTGGGGAAGCACTTTGGGCTACTGATTATATGCACTTTATCTTCCCCATAAGAGATATAGAAGTTTACGAGGTTACTCGTGAGCTAACCGTTCAAGAGTTGTTAGAGATTAAAGGAAATACAAATGCTAAAGAAAGTTGAGCTAGCCTACATTCGACGTATGGCAAGAATGTACGAACGGTTTGATGACATGCCTAGACGAGCGGCCATTTTTCAAGCCTACAAATCCTATGAATTTTACAAAGAAGCAGAAGTGGAGATCAACGATGAACAACAACGTAACG